GTGGCTGACACCCTCCGCCAGCGCCTCCACGACGCCCTCGCCGCCGCCCTCGGCCGATGCACAGCCTGCGACACCCTCGCCGACCGCTGCATCTGGGGCCCGTTCGGCACCGCCGGCGCCCTCAACCGGCTCGTCGACGCCGCCCTCGACGTACGCGACACCGAGCTGGAGACCGCGCAGCATGACGTGCTCACGGCCACCGTGGAGGCCGTCCACGCGGAGGCGCAGGCCGCCGAGCAGCTCGCCGCAGCCCAGGCGCGTGCCGACCAGGCCGAGGCCGCCAACGCCCGCGCTCGCGCCCGCCTCGATGAGCTGATCGAGATGGGGTTCGGCGCGGTCGGCCGGACCCTCCGCGAGCTTCGCGCCATCCTGGGCAGGGAGCCGTGATGCGCCTCTTCCACCGTCACCAGTGGATCACCATCGAAGCCGTCGGCCGCGTCCTCACCCAACGCTGCCCGACCTGCCTCAAGACCCGCATCCGGATCGCCTCATGACCCCCGAACAGGCCGCATGGGTCCGCGAACACGCCTGGACCGACCGCATGCGCAACGTCGAAACCACCACCTGGCCCGGCCACTACACCCAATGCGCCTGCCACCGGCCTGCCTGCCACCCCTGCACCCACAACCAGCACAACCGATGCACCCGCGGCCCCCGCCAATCGCGCGAGGGGATGATCGCCGACCGGACCGGCGTCCACCCCGCATGCTTCGCCCAGCCGTACCAGCACGTCACCATCGACGGCCCACCGCGGCCGACACCAGTCGCCCAGGTGTGGCTCGCGGACCGCGTATGCCGCTGGTCGTGTCCCTGCGCCTGCCCTCAGCCGGCGCCAGCCGTACCGCGTTACGAGCTGGTGCCGCTGTTCGACCTCACCACCGCCTGACCACCCTCTCGGAGCTGCCCCGTGACCAACGTCGTCGAGACCCTCGACTGGCTCATCGCCTACTGGCCCGACCTCCTCGACGCCCGCCTCCCCATGGCCACACCACGCCCCTGGCAGCAGAGCGAGGTGTCCGCCACCGTGCGCGCCGAGCGTGACGCCCAAGCCCGCGTAGAGCGGATCGAGCGCAGCACCTTCGGCCTCGGCCAGTCACCCGCGCCCGTCGACGTCAGCGTCCTCCAGACCGCCCTGGATGTCATGGTGCGCGCCGACGACCTCGCCGCCGAACTCACCGAGTGGTCCATCGCCCCGCCGCCGGCCCCGCCCGCCCACGGCCAGCTCGACGCCCGGCCGTACCTCGAGCACATTCGCGCCCTCCTACTCGAGGAACAGCGCGACCTCGAGGACGAGCCCGGCCCCTGGGCAGCCCTCGCCGAACCCACGCTGACCCGCATGTACGAGCAGGTCGCCCGCTGCCTGGCCATGCTCTACACCGGCCAGACCGTCCGCGTCGTCTGCCCCTGGTGCCACGGCGTCGACGTCGAGCATCCGGCCGGCGGCGCGTGGACGTGGCGCGTCGTCGAACTGCCCGGTGGCCAGGTCGCCATCATCTGCACGGGCGTGTGCGAGCCCCCGCTACGCGAGGTCGGCACATGGTGGGGCGGTCAGCCGTGCTGGCCGCTGAGGGACTGGGAGAAGTTGGCGAAACTCCTGTAGCACACGGGACAGAACGAGATCATTGGTGCATGAGCGTTTTGGCCACCGCAGCTTCCGAGCCCGATTGGTTCGCACGCGGCCTAGGAGCTGCAGGTCTAGCAGTGTCAGTGATCGGACAGCTCCTCACCTGGCGGACGTTCAGGCGAGGCGGATACAAGATCAAGGTGAAGGCGTCGGTTTCCGTTGAGGACCTGGAGAAATACCCGGAGCCCGGTTTCATCCGCAAGACGTACGTGAACGTGATCGTGAGCAACCACCGCGCGGGCGAAGTGCAGGTCGTGGGGTTCCACGGCGACGACAGCTTGAACCCCGTGCGCGAAATCGGCCTATTCGGCGATCTTCCACACACGCTAAAGGGCATTTCTCAGGAGCGGTGGCGCACTAGCGGAACCGAGGAACCCGCTGATCCGGCCCAAGGCAGCCGGGGCCGAATTGGTGCGGAACTGGCCAATGGACGAATCATCTGGAGTAACTGGTTCGAGATGGGTCCGAAGGCTGCAGAGCAGGTCCTCGCACCTCGCCTCTGACCTGGCTTGACACACGACCTGTGGATAACCCATGATCGAGGCGTCTTCCGCATGCCCGAAGACCTGGCAAGCCCCGCCTGAGTGCGGGGCTTCTCGCGTTCGTAGCGGATGACCATGCCCCCCACCACCAACCTGGCCGTGACCGGGATCAACCATCACCATCCCTGAAACGGCCAGAGGCGGATCTGATCACAGTTACGCCTCACCGTCAGGCTGATCCGACGGCCGGCGGCGGCCAACATCCAGCTTCCCCGAGGGAAACTGCTTGTCCTGCTGGAGACTGACTCGCAAAAGCCCCAACAAGGAGTACTCCGCTTTCAGACTCGAAAGCTCTCTGCGCACCGCACGAATGCGTCGAAGCCGACCATAGTGATCCCGAACCCAACGGCGCCCCAAGGCATCCCTAAAAGTCAACTCTGGCAATCCTGTCAGCTCCGTGACCCAGTGGAGCTCCATAGACGACATGAGGCCAGGCGAGAACTCCAGCCCGCGCGTAAAGGTCCTTGACACTGGCGCACCTTTAACCATCGCTTCCGCGGTCGTCGCTGCGGGGAGTTCTCGCAGAGCCAGCGGCCCGTCGCCCTCGGAGACCCTAACGGCAATCTCAAAGATGCTGGCGTCACTCCGATTGGCCACATATAGCTTCTGCCGACCCTCGTCGGCTTCCTCCACCCACGCTGCCACGCGGCTCGCTTGGTCCCGCTCCCTCTCAAGAACGCTACGTCGGTAGACCAGAGCAGCAACCACGGCAGATGTGCCAGCCATCACGGAGCCTATGTACTCCGGCACTCGGCCCCATTCCAGGTCAAGCCATCCAGGCATCCTGGGTCCTCCTCGGTCGCCTATGAGGCATATCTCCGACGATCAGACCCATGTTGCGCTGAAGGCCAGGTCAATATGAGCCAGCCTGGCCACAGAGCGGGGCTTTCGCGCGATCCCGGGGGTGGTGCTCATGTCCTCCCCGCCCCTCACCGACGACGAACGCACCCAGATCCGCCAGCTGCACGCCCAGGACCTCGGCTGCAACGCCATCGCCAAGCAGCTCGGCCGCGACCGCTCCACCATCAGCCGCGCCGCCGCCGCCATGGGCATCACCTTCGACCGCAAGCAGACCCGGCAGGCTACCGAAGCCCGCGCCGCCGACAACGCCGCCAGGCGCGCCCAGCTCGCCTCCGACCTCCTCGCCGACGCCGCACGCCTCCGCAAGCAGCTCTGGGAGCCCTGCACCATCCACTCGTTCGGCGGCCGGGACAACGTGTACAACGAGCACCCCGTCGACGAGCCGCCGTTCCGCGACAAGCGCGACATCATGTCCACCGTCGGCGTGGCCGTCGAGAAGGCCCTGAGGCTGACCGACTACGACGCCAACAGCGGTGCCAGCGAGGCGCGCTCGATGCTCAGCGCGATCGCCGAGGCGCTGGAAGTCGCCGCAGCCAACCTGCCGGACGAGGAGGCGTGAACCTCGACGCCCTCGGCCGCGTACTCTCCCCCAAGCAGCTCCGTTCGATCGTGGGCGCGCTGGCCACGCCTCAGATCGCCCTGTGGGCCGGCGCCGTGTCGAGCGGGAAGACCATCGCCAGCCTGCTCGCGTTCCTGATCGCGGTCATCCGCGCCCCCGACCACGGCCTCATCGTCATCGTGGGCCGCACCCTGCAGACGATCGAGCGCAACATCATCGACCCTCTCCAGGCCAGCGTGCTGTTCGGCTTCCTGGCCGGCCAGGTCCACCACACCCAGGGCTCCACCACGGCGGTCATCCTCGGCCGCACCGTCCACCTCGTCGGCGCCTCCGATGCGAAGGCTGAGGGCAGGATCCGGGGTGCGACGATCGCGCTCGCGTACGTGGACGAGGCGACGCTGCTGCCGCAGGGCTTCTGGATGATGCTGCTCTCGCGCCTGCGCGTGCCCGGGGCAAAGCTGCTGGCGACGACGAACCCGGACGGGCCGGCGCACTGGCTCCGCACCGACTTCCTCCTCCGCGGCACCGCAGTCGGCGTGAGGAGCTGGCACTTCACCCTCCGCGACAACCCGTCGTTGGAGCAGTCGTACATCGACCTGCTCATGGCCCAGTACGTCGGCCTGTGGCGGCGCCGGTTCATCGAGGGCGAATGGTGTCTGGCGGCCGGGGCGATCTACGACATGTGGGACCCGGCCAAGCACGTTGTGCGCGAGGTGCCGCCCATCACCCAGTGGATCAGTGCGGCGGCCGACTACGGGACGACGAACCCGTTCCATGCCGGGCGCCTGGGCCTGGGCGCCGATCAGCGGCTGTACCTCACGCACGAATGGCGCTACGACAGCAAGCGCGAGTACCGGCAGCTCACCGACGTCGAGTACTCGTCGCGGTTCCGGGCCTGGCTGGACGCGACGGGCGGCCGGCCGCCGTACACCGTCATCGACCCGAGCGCGGCCAGCTTCCGGGCGCAGCTTCACGAGGACGGGCTCACATCGACGCTCGGCGACAACGAGGTCCTGCCGGGCATCATGACCGTCGCGTCGCTGCTGGCCACGGACCGCCTGAAGATCGCCGCGTCCTGCCCGGAGATCATCAACGAGTTCCCGGGCTACTCCTGGGACGAGGACAAGGCCGAGCAGGGCGAGGACGTCCCCGTCAAGGTCGCCGACCATGGCCTCGACATGATCCGGTACGGCATCCACACCACCCGGCAGATCTGGCGCCACCAGCTATGCAAGCCAACAATAGACGCATACTAGAATGGTGGTTTAGTATCGCTATTTAATCGAGCAGGAGATTTCAGAAATGAACATACTGCAGGTAGGGATGAGGATGTCACCCCCAACCTGCAGACTCTCCCTCCTAGGTGCATGTAACCTTGTGCCAAGGCCCCACATCAATTTTCCAGCCCGTGGGCCCCTCGTCAGATATACGCGGATAGCGCAATGTCGCGTAGACGCGATACGAGTGCGTACCCTCTTTGCAGGATGTTCGCGCCGAGACCGTAATATTCCCTCGTTGCGGAACCTCGACCCAATCGCTAGTTACCCGCGTTCTAGGATTACATCCCCAGAACCCACATACCTTGCGCTGGATCTCGATCTGGGCCATGGTCCCACAGGGAGCCGTGAACGAATCGACCTTCGCTTCGCCGTTCACCCACGGCAAGGATGTGGTCATCGCCTGGGCTTTGATGTTGAAGTGGCTCCCGAGGAATACAGGCGTTACGGGATCACACAAGGGCTTAGCTGCAGCGCCTGCGGGGTTTACGAAGAGCGCGAGCAGCAGCACCGCCCCTCCCGTCGGCGCGAGGAGCTTTCGAATGCCAGCCATTTCCCTCCCATGGCACTAGGCTGGTGAAAGCAAAACATTCGGGATGCCCCTATCCCCAGACATCTCTCAGAATGTCTCACTTGACCTTTATATACATACCATGGCAGCCGCTTGCTTGATTACACCGCGTAGCCACAGAAGGCTTACCTTCCTGGTTGCGCAAACGCGGCAAACTTCACAGTTTGCCCTATTGGCAACCTAGCCCCCAATTCGTCCTCCTGCCGACAGACAGGCTCGGAACTCACATAAGCACTGGCGCGGGCATGAGCTACGCGAATGGTGCACATACAGAGCGGCGACAACTTTCTGAAGGGGTCCGATGGGTCTCCCCACCGGCGGCGTCTGGCCGCCCCGACACCTCCAGCCCATCTACCAGCACTACAACACGCTCGACGCCTGGTACGTGGGCGACGCCGACCGCCTCGCCGCCCTCTACGGCGACCCCACCGCCGCCGGCCTCCCCACCAACAGGCCCTCCCAGCACCGCGGCGGCGTCGTCGGCGCCGTCGCCCGCTGGTTCTGGGGCGAACCCACCCCCTCAGGCCAGAAACGCGCCAAGGTCCACCTCCCTGCCGCCTCCGACCTGGCCACCATGGGCGCGACCCTCCTCTACTCCGAACCCCCCACCATCACCTGCGAGAACCCGCAGACGCAGGCGCGAATCGACGAGATGCTCCCTCAGCTGCAGGCGACCCTGTTGGAAGGCGCGGAGGTTGGCGGCGCTCTCGGCTCCCACTACCTGCGCAGCGTGTGGGACAGCAGCGTCGCCGAGAAGCCGTGGATCGCCGCCGTCCACGCCGACGCGGCCGTGCCCGAGTGGCGGCACGGCCGCCTCTACGCGGCGACGTTCTGGCGGATCGTCGAGCAGGACGACAACGACTGTCTCATCCATCTGGAGCGGCACGAGCCGGGCTACATCCTCAACGGCCTCTACCGCGGCGGCCCCGGCAACCTGGGCGACCAGATCTCGCTCACCGCCCATCCCGAGACCGCCAAGCTCCCGCCCTCCACCTCGACGAACCTGCCGCGCTGTACGGCTGTCCACGTCCCGAACATGCGCCCGCAACGCATGTGGCGGAACTACCCGGCCGGCGCCCCGCTCGGCCGCTCCGACTTCGACGGCCCGATCATGGGGCTGATGGATCAGCTCGACCAGACCTGGACGTCGTGGATGCGTGACATCCGCAACGGGCTGGGCCGCATCCACGTCCCCTCCTCCTACCTCCAGAACCTCGGCCCCGGCCAGGGCGCCTACTTCGACCCGAACCGCGAGATCTACGAGGCAATGAACGTCCTCGGCGGCGACGACCGCATGGAGATCACCGCGACGCAGTTCGAGATCCGGGTAGCCGAGCACAAGGAGACCCAGGCCGAACTCCTGGAGGCGATCCTCCGATCGTCCGGCTACTCGGCCCAGTCGTTCGGGTTGCGGGGTGAGGTCGCAGTGACCGCAACCGAAGTGTCGGCGAAGGAACGCCGCAGCCTGACGACGCGCGGCGTGAAGGGCCTGTACTCCGTTCCCGAGATCGCGTTCATGGTCGAGATGCACCTCGCTCTGGAAGCCGAGCTCTTCGGGAGTGGCGTCACGCCCGAGCGGCCGACCTTCGTGCTCGCAGACAGCGTGTCCCCGGACATGCTGCAGCTAGCCCAGGTCGCCGAACTGTGGCGGCGCGCCGAAGCCGCCTCTGACGAGACCCTCGTCCAGATGTTGCATCCGGACTGGGACGACAAGCAGGTGAAGGACGAGGTCAAACTCATCGGGGACGCGCGGCCGGATCCGCTCGCCGACCTCGGCGCGTTCGGCCAACTGCCCGCTGAGAACAGCGAAGGCGAGGACGAACTGACAAATGCCGAGCAATGATGATGCGTAACCTATTCGTTTACTCTTGGCATCATGCTCAGGATTGTCGAGGCCCAAGACAGAAAGCAGCTCTTGGAGTTCATGTACGAGCTTCTGCGCATACCTCTCCCCGGACCAACGAACGGGCCAGCGGTCGACATGCCGAACGGCTGGAGGTCACGCACGGCCACGTTTGCCCGACGAGGCCGCAAGGAGTAACACGTGGGGGTGGTCACGTTGGCCACCCCGACCGTCGACGACCTCGTTCGCACACTGCTCGACCTGTACACGGGCGTCGAGCAGCGGCTGGCCCGCGACATCGCCACCTCGCTGCGCGCGGGCATCGACAGCCCGGACTGGGCGGCCGACAAGCTCCGCGAACTCACCACGCTGCGGCGCCGCATCGAGGTCATCCTCGACAAACTCGGCACTGACTCCGACAACCGGGTACGGCAGGCCATCGCCCTCGCGGCGCAGCGCGGCGGCCAGCAAGCCCTGCGCGAACTCCAGATCCAGGCCGACGCCCCCCTGCCCGACCTCGTGAACGCGCTGGAGGCGCTCCCCGGCCTCGGCGCGCTGGTACGGCTCGCGCGCGAGCTGGCGCTCACCCTGCGCAGCACGCACACCCAAATCCTCAGGTGGGCGCTCGACGTCTACCGTGAGGTGATCGCCCGCGCCGCGCTCCCTGAGGTACTGCTCGGGGTGCAGACGCGACGGCAGGCGGCACAGCGCGCGTGGGAGAGCTTCCTCGACCGTGGCGTCACGGGCTTCACCGACGTGTCCGGCCGCAGGTGGGAGCTCGCCTCCTACGTCGAGATGGCCGTACGCACCGGCACCCACCAGGCCATGCGACAAGGCCACGCCGACCGCCTCACCGACGCTGGCGAGGACCTCGTCATCGTCTCCGACAGCCCGCGCGAGTGCGAACTCTGCCGCCCGTGGGAACGCCGCGTCCTATCCCTCTCCGGCCAGTCCGGGCGGGTGCTGCGCGAGGACGAGATCGTCGACGACCGCATCATCGCCGTGAACGTCGTCCCCATCGCGGTCGCGCGCGCGGCCGGGCTCTTTCACCCCCAGTGCACGCACTCGACGTCGCTGTTCCTGCCGGGTGTCACCAAGGTCGATAACGCCGTGAGCGACCCCGACGGCTACGAGGCCAAGCAGCGCCAGCGCGCCATCGAACGCCACATCCGCCGCTGGAAACGACGCTCCGCTGGCGCCCTCGACCCGGTCGCCAAGCGCAAGGCCGACGCGAAGGTGCGCGAGTGGCAAGCCGTCTTGCGCGCCCACATCGACGAGCACGGCCTCAAGCGCTTGCCGTACCGCGAGCAGATCGGCCGCGCCCGCTAACGACTTCCGCCACACCTCCGTGGCGGCCAGGCCCGCACGGGCCACCCCACCATCCCGCACGGGAGACACCATGCAGCACCTGTTCCACGCCCCCGGCGCCATCATCGGCTACCGCAAGAACGGCCGCCCCATCCGCCTCCAGGCAGGCGGCAGCGAAGGCGCACCCGAGGGCGGCGCACCGCCCGCCGACGACACCAAGCCTCCCGAGAGCCCACCAGCCCCTCCTGCACAGGATGGCGACGGGACGGACTGGAAGGCCGAGGCCCGCAAGTGGGAGAAACGCGCCAAGGAGAACAGCACAGCGGCCGACGAGCTCGACAAGGTCAAGAAGGCCTCCATGACGGAGACCGAGAAGGCCGTCGAGAAGGCCCGCAAGGAAGGCGAGACCACCGCGCTGGTGGCCGCCGGCCGGAAGCTGGCCGAGGCCAAGTTCGAGACCGCGCTCGCGCGCAAGAACCTCGACCTGGGCGACGCCGCCGAGTACATCGACGTCGGCAAGTTCGTCGACGACAAGGGCGATGTCGACGAGGCCGCGATCAAGAAGGCCGTCGACCGGCTGGCCAAGCTCGCCCCCAAGACCCCGCCGCCCTCGGGCGGTGACTTCGGCGGCGGCAACGGCTCCGCCGGCACCAGCGAGCGGCCGAAGAACCTCCGCGAGGCATACGCCCGCACAAACAAGTAATTCCTCTACACGGAGTGTGAGTAATGGCCATCACCCTGGCGGACGCCATGCGCAACGCCAGCAGCGACGTCGATTACGCAGTGATCGACGAAACCCGGCGTACGTCGTGGCTGCTGGACCAGATCACGTTCGACGACACCGCGAACCCCACCGGTGGTGGCACCCTCGCCTACACCTACTCGCGGCTCACCCAGACCCGCGGCGGCGCCTTCCGCGCCTACAACACCGAGTACACGCCCGCACAGGCCGGCCGCGTCCAGATCAGCAGCTCGCTGTACCCGTTCGGCGGCGCCTACAACCTGGACCGAGTCCTGGCCCACCTGGGTCAGGCTCGCACCGACGAGATGGCCTTCCAGACGTCGGAGCTGATCAAGGGCTGCCGTGTCACCTTCGCCGACCAGCTCGTCAACGGCGACCACGCCAGCAACGCGCTCGGGTTCGACGGCCTCGACGTGGCGTTGACCGGGTCGGTCACCGAGCACTTTCAGAACACCAGCACCTACTACGTGGACTGGTCTGCGGCCACCGTCGACACCGCCGAGAAGTCCATCACCGTCTCCGACCAGCTGGACGAGTTCCTCAGCCTGATGAACGACCAGCCGACCGCGCTGCTCGGCAACCGGGTCCTCATGACCCGCATCAAGGCCATCGCCAAGCGCGCAGGCCTGTACACCAAGGAGTCCGACGACCTCGGCCGCGTCATCGAGCGGTACGGCAACGCCGTCCTCGTCGACCTCGGCACGAAGAACGACGACTTCACCGGCAACAGCTACATCGTGCCGATCGAGACTCGGGACCCGGACGGCGGCGGAGGCGGCGGCAACATCACTAACCTGACCGACCTGTACGCGGTCCGGTTCGGGATGGACGCTCTGCACGGCGCCAGCGTGGCGGGCCGCGAGCTGATGCGGACCTGGGACCCGGACTGGGACACGGCTGGCGCGGTCAAGACGGGCGAACTCGAAATGGGTCCGGCGACGCTGGTGCTCAAGCACGCACGCTCGTGCGGTGTCTTCCGCAACATCAAGGTCAAGTAGGAGGCCACCGTGATGAGGTACTTCGAGATCCACAGCCCGCGGCCGGACTTCACCGGCCGCGTCGGCGCCATCTCCTTCGCCGACGGCGTCGCCCGCGTGTCCTTCGACGACGCCCGCGGCGAGTCAGGTGAGTGCGAGGCCGACTACCCGATGGTGCAGACCGGCCGGTCCGCCGTCCTGTTCGCCCAGCGCCGGCCCGGCTACCAGGTGGTCGAGACCGACGCGTCCGGCCAGCCGCTGCCCGAGATCGAGGAGAAGCCTAAGGCGCGGCGTGCCCCGGCCAAGCAGACCCCCAAGGAGCCCGAGCAGAAGCAGGGCGAGAACCCCGAGAAGAAGGAGGGCGAGTAGATGACCACGCTCGGCCGCTACTACGAGGGCGTGCTGGCGGACGCCGCCGCGCTCGACCTGCCGTTCAACGCCCTGCCCGGGCAGGACCAGTCCGCCTTCGTGAGGAGCAACATCCCCGCGTGGGCGTGCACGTCCGACCTGGCCGCGACCTCGTCGGGGGTGGCGATCGGCACCCGCATCTGGCTCCGCAAGGGCGACCTGATCACCAGCATTGCCTTCGTCGCGGGCAACACCGCGGAGAACACCCCGACTCACCGGCGCACGCCCTGTATGACCCGGACGGGGCGCTGCTCGCGCAGACCGCGGACATCCTCACCGCGGCGTGGGCGGTCAACACCGCCAAGAAGCTCGCCTTGGCCACGCCGCAGGTCATCAAGAAGGACGGCTTCTACATCGTCGCCACCACCACCACGGCGACCACGACCGTGAACACGCTGATCGGGTGCGCGCCGATCGTCACTGCGGCCGCGGCCGTCGGCGGCAAGTCGCCCGGCTTCACCTTCGGCAGCGGGCTGGACGGCGTGTTCCCGGCGACCACCGGCAGCCAGACGGCCGTGGCCAAGTGCCCGATCGCGGTGGTGAGCTGACATGGCGCGTACTGCTCTCACCGCCACCAAGCTCACCGAGGCCGGCATCGACCCCGAGGCCGTCGACACCGCGGCCGAGCTGACCGACGGCAACTCGTTCCAGTGGGCGCCGCACCGGATCTTCGTGGTCCTCAACGGCGACGACGCCGCGCTGACGCCTACGTTCGTCAACCCGAGCGTCGTGGGGCCGTCCTCGCTGGCCGTCGCCGACCTGCCGGGGAATGCGGTCGCCGCGGGCAAGTGGCGGCCGTACGGCCCGTTCGACGCGTCGTACCGGCAGCCGGACGGGTCGGTGTGGGTCAACTACGCCGGGACGACCCCGACCAACGTCACGGTCGCCGTCTTCGACGCCTGACCGGTCGAACCCGCGGGCGGGCGATGGCTGAGGGTGCTGCGTCCCGCCCGCGACCACCTGGGAGGTGCCCATGGCGTATGCGACCAGCAGCGACTACCAGACGTACACCGGCCAGACACCGCCCGACGGCATCACGCTCCTCCTGACCCGGGCCTCCCGCGAGGTGGACACCGCGCTGCTCTCCGCCGTCTACCCCGTCGACGAGGACGGGATGCCCACCGAGGCCGCGCACATGACCGCGCTCATGGAGGCGACGTGCGAGCAGGTGGCCGCGTGGGTGGAGGAGGGCGAATCGGGCACCGGCGTGTCGGGCAAGTGGGATGACGTGCAGCTCGGCTCCCTCCGGTTGGCGAGGCGGGGGCGCGGCTCGCAGGCCGGGGCGGGTGGTGGAGGCTCGGCCGCCGCCCGCCTCGCACCACAAGCCTGGCAGGTCCTCCAGCAGGCCGGGCTGACCGGCCATGAGCCGTACACCTACCGCTGCGCCAGGGTGGCGGATGGGTAGCATCCCGGCCTGGCTCCTCCGCCACACCGTCGAGGTCGAGCCGCACGAGGGCGAAGGCCCCTTCGGCCCCGAGTACGGCGCCGCTGTCGAGGTGAAGTGCTTCGTCGACGACAAGCTGCAGAAGATCCTCGACAACACCGGCGAGGAGATCGTGGCCCGCACCGTCATCTACATGCCCCTCGACACCACGTGCCCGGTCGGCTCCCGCGTCACCGTCAACGGCCGCCAGGCGCAGGTCCTCGCCGCGCTCCGCCGGGATGGCGGCGGTCTCCCGACGCCCGATCATCTGGAGGTGGCTCTCCAATGACGCGCGCCCGACTCAAGCTCAACACCAAGCAGATCCGCGCACGCCAGCGTGCGGGCGCGGTGCGCGGCCTGCACAAGGCCGCCGAGCACCTGCTGGAGCGGTCGACGGCGGTCGCGCCGATCGAGGAGTCCACGCTGATCAACAGCGCGGTTGCCAGCGTCGACGACGGCGCGCTCCGCGCCGCCGTCTCCTACGACACCGTGTACGCCGTCCGCCAGCACGAAGAGCTGACCTGGCGGCATGACCCGGGCCGGCAGGCCAAGTACCTGGAGCAGCCGCTCAACGACGAGGCGGGCACCATGTGGGAGCTGATCGCCGCTCAGATCCGACGATCACTCCGGTAGATCATTCATTGGACGGCCTTCTCTAATCTTGCCGACCAGCACTTTCCCTGCGTCTGTGAGAATGAGGCCGTCCACGAGAAGGGCATACCCCATCTGCACGCCGGGAGCAGGGTGCACTTGGATATGCCGGACGACTCCATCTCGGATGAGACCGTAGACCGCCCAGTGCATCCCGCGCGATATGGCGGCTCCTTCTTGATCGGGATTCTCTACCAGCCATTCCAAGAGCTGTAGCTCGACTCCCTTGTATCGGCTGTTCAGGATGCTGAGGTTGGCCTTGTACTGGCGTAGAGATCTACGGTCTATCTGGCCCGGACCGTCGCCTTTTCGTCCATGACAATTCGCGCAGAGAACGATCATGTTGATGAACTCATGGGCTCGCACCTTCGACCAATCGTCGATGTGCTCGAATTCCAGCGGGCCGATCACACGACACGTTGGAATCGCGCATCGGTGGCCCGCTTCAACGAGCAATGCCCGTCTCAGTTCGGCGGGGATTGCGGGGCGTCCTTCTGGCATGCCAGCACTCTAAGACCGGGGGTAGCTATGACGCTCCTGGAGGAGCTGCTCGCGCTGCTCGACCAGCTCGACCTCGACCTCGGACCTCACTTCGCCACGAAGATGCCCGCCGCTCCTGACCGCGCGGTCGCAGTCGCCCGGTACGGCGGCGCCGAGTCGCGGCTGGCCGACAACTACGACGAGCCCCGGATCCAATTCCGCTGCCGCGGCCCGGCCGCCGACCCCCGGATAGCCGAACACGACGCCGAAACGATCTACGACGCGCTGAACGGCCTCCAGGACCTCATGCTGGTCGGCGGCACCCGACTGTCGCTCATGGTCGGCCTCAACGGCGGCCCCGTCTACATCGGCCAAGACGCGAACAAGCGCGACGAGTACACCGTCAACGTCCGCTGCGAGATCAGCCGGACCAGCACGAATAGGGAGAACTAATGGCGTCCGTGAAGATCAAGGCCCGCGACATGATCGTGGAGGCCGAAACCTCCACGCCGGGCACCTGGCTCCGCGTCGAAAACCTCGCCACCCTCACCATCAACCCCGGCGAGAACGTTGAACGCGCCGTGCGCACCGACTTCGACTCGCAGGGCGCCTACGAAGAGTGGATCATGCAGCGCGGCGCCTCGATGGTGTTGTCCGGGCAGGAGGAGAACGACTCCGCCACCGGCCTGCCCAAGCCCGGCCGCGCCCAGGTCGAAGAGAACGCCGGCGAGGACAAGCTCGGCGAAGACTCGATCGCGAGGTATCGGTTCCGCCACCCCCGCCACACCACGTGGAAGATTTGGGAGGCCACGACCGTGCTGGGTGAGAAGGGCGGCGATACGAACGCCGTCGGAGCCTGGGCCGCCACGATCACCAAGAGCGGGCTCACCACCACGGCGGCGGTGGCCTGATGTCGGCGACCGAGCCAGTCGACGACGCGTACGAAGACCTCCCCGAAGATGAAGAGGACGAGTTCGAGGAGTGGGACGCGTACTGGGACGAGGTCGAACGCAAGAAGGCCGCCGAGCTGGGCGGGCCGACCACCCGAATCATCCGCGGCGTCGAGGTGCAGGTGCCGCACGATCTGCCGTTGATGTTCGAGCGCACCCTCGACAAGGTCAAAGGCGCCGACGACTTCAAGGGGCTCGTGGCCGCGCTCTTCGGCGCCGACGCACTCGACGCGTGGATCGCGAATGGCATGAAGGAGGAGGAGTTCCGGGTCGTGTTCGCGTGGGGGTACGCGAACGGCAAGGGCATCCCCACTTCCTTCCGCAAGGCGCACGAGATGGCGCAGGCCCAGCAGGCGCGGTCCGGCTCGGGAAAAGAAACTGGCTCGGCCCGGACGAGCAGCGGATCAGGCGGTACTGGCTCGTCATCCAAGCCGACTTCAAGAGGGAGTACGGCTTCACGCCGGAAGACATCGCCGCACTGACCTGGCGCCAGTTCAAGGTCTACCTGTATGGCCTCTCCACCCGGTCGCTGTACCGCCACATCACGGCCAACGCACCGCTGGAGTTGAGCGGCGACCGCGCGGCCGACTTCATCGACACCCTGTAGCACGTAGCGCGAGAGGCGGTGGTCTCTCGTGAGCATGACCGTCGGCGAACTCGTCGCCATCATCGACGCCGACGACCGCGGTTTCGACAGCGGCCTCGATCAGGCGGAGCGCCGCCTCCAGCGGCTGGACGCGGTCACCACCTCCACGACCGATCGGATCGAGTCCACGGTCGAACGTGGCTTCGCCCGGGTGGCGCAGTCGATCAGCGACGGCATGGACCCGGACGACGCGCTCAAGGACCTGTCCAGGCTCGTCGCCGGGATCGAGCAGAGCCTCAGTTCGGCGGAGCCTGCGGCACGGGCCGCTGGCGAGCGGGCGGGTGACGCGTTCGTGCGCGGCGCGGATGGCAGGCTGCGTGACGGGCGCGGCCGGTTCGTGGCCGAGGGCAAGAACCTCTTCGACGGCCTCGGCGACGGGGCCGAGCGCTCCGGAGGCCGGATCTCATCGGCACTCGGCGGGGCGTTCGACCTGGTCGGCAAGGCGGGGCCCGCGAATGTGGGGCTCGCGGGGGCAGCCATCGCCGGATTGCCCGCCGTCGCTACTGTCGCGGCCGCGGGCATCACCCTCGCCCTGGGCGGCGCGCTGGTCGCGGTGGGCGTCATGTCGGTCGCCCAGGGCGACGCCGTACAGCAGCGGTGGACGCGGCTCGGCCGCGAACTGCGCGACGAGCTGGCCGACGTCGCGCAGCCGATGGAAGGCAGCGTCCTCCGCGCCGCAGACGTCGCCGAGCGGGTGTTCGCCCGGCTCAAGCCGTCCCTGCGCCGCACCTTCGAGGACCTCGTCCCCGACGTCGACCGCTTCATCGACGCGTGGGGCGACGGGATCGCCTCCATGGGCCCCAGTCTCGAAAATCTAGGTGCAGGCTTCGGCGACATCCTCGACGAGCTAGCCACCCGCAGCCCGGAGATCTTCACCAACCTCAACAGCGCGATCGACACCCTAGCAGGCACCGCGAGCGATCACGCCGACGAGTTCGGCGACCTCGTGGTCGGCATGACCAAGGTGATCGACACAGGCGCCGATGTGGTCTCCGTCTTGGCCGACATCTGGGAAGGCATCACCGAGATTCAGGGCGCCGGCGACCTGCTGGACATCGACCCAACCGTGGGCGTGCTCAACCTGTTCGACACCAAGATCGACGACACCAACGCGGCGTTCGAGCGGATCAAGAAGACGATCGGCGACGTCGGCGGCGAGTCGGATTCGGCCGCTGCTGGCGTCCGTAACTTCAAGACGTCGCTGGATGAGCTGTTCAATCCGGCCCAGGCCGCGCTCGGTGCCAGCAACAACCTGAAGGACGCGATCGCCGAGCTGACGGACGGCATGGAGAAGGGGACGATCAAGGGTCGCGAGCGCGGCCAGATGCTGGAGGAGATGCTCGGCAAGCTCGCAGCTGCGGCGGAGACTGAAAAGGTTGCGACGGGCGAGACCGAGAAGTCGTCGGCGGCGTTCGAGAAGAACGCGGGCGCGCTGGCCAAGCTGGCCGGAAGCTCAGATCTGGGCGGTCAGGCATTGGTCGGGCTGGCCGAGTCTCTCGGCTACACAGTGGAGCGGACGAAGACGGGCATCAAGATCGTTGATGAGTTCGGGAAGACCGTCACCAAGATCCCACCGAACAAAGACATCAAGATCGACGCCGACTCCAAGCAGGCACAGACCGAAGTCGGCAAGGTCACCAGCAAGCTAGGCAGCCTGAAGGGCGATGCGACCAAGGCCGGCGCGGACCTCGGCGGCGGCCTGATCGCCGGAATCCGATCCATGATCGGCTCGGCCGTCCAAGCGGCCAAGGACCTGGCCGCCAGCGCACTCAAAGGCGCGAAGGACTTCCTCGGCATCAAGAGCCCCAGCACCGTAATGGCCGAGGTCGGCCGATGGACCGTACGCGGTCTCATCCAGGGCCTCACCGAGGAGGAGGGCCAGGCGGTCGCCGCCGTCCAGCAGATGGTGGCCAAGATCAAGGACGCCTTCAAGTCCCAGCCTGACGTCGCCGACGGCCTCATCGCTTTCGTGACCAAGGGCAACGACAGCCTGGCGAAGCTCGCCAAGCAGCGTGACGAACTCGTCCAGCAGCTGGCCGCGGCGAAGGAGATGGCGAAGACCATTGCGGGCGATGCGAAGGAATGGGCCAGCATCACCGGGCTCAACGAGGAGGAGCTCCAGGCTGGGGACTTCTCGGGAGCGCTCAAGTCGAGAGCGCAGTCGATCAAGGACTTCGCCAACGACATCCAGACCCTGGCCAAGCGCGGCCTGAACAAAGAGACGTTGCGGCAGATCATCGAGGCCGGAGTCGACGGCGGCGCGTCCATCGCGGAGATGCTGGTCGGCGCGGACGGGTCGGAGATCAAGGCGATCAACAAGGCCCAGAAGCAGATCGACAACATGTCCAAGAAGTTGGGCAAGAGCGGTGCCGACGCGCTGTACGACGTGGGCAAGAAGGCCGGGGACGGCTACCTGAAGGGCCTCCAGGACTCGCTGAAGAAGATCGACGCCGCAATGACGAAGATCGTCAAGGCTCTGGTGTCGGCAATCAAGCGCGAGCTCAAGATCAAGAGTCCCAGTCAGGTGATGGCCGACGTCGGCCTCGACACCATGGCCGGCCTCGCCCTCGGCATCACCACCGGCGGACCGCAGGCGATCTCCGCGATCACCGGCGTCGCCAACCAGATCGCCACTCAGGCGGCCGGGAGTCTCGGCCGCATGGTCGCCGGGATGCAGCCCGGCGGGCCCGCAGACGCGTCCGTGGCCACTGCGGGCGGCCGTGTCGGCGGGTCGGCTGGTACTGGTCTGGACGGCGTCTCCCAGGGCCCGCCGCCCGCGCCTGGGTCCGGAGTGACGGTCAACGTCGACATGTCCGGGTCGACGGTTCGTGAGGAGCCCGATATCGACAAGATCGGCAAGACGGTGGGCTTCAACGTCGTCGCATCCGGCCTGGTCTAGGAGGTCAGCATGAGCGTGCAGGGATACAGCGAGGCCGACCTACGGCGGCTCCGGTCCGTGGCGGCCCGGCCGCGCGGCTGGTCACACCAGATCCGGCCGGTCGTCCGCGAATACCGGGACATCGTGACCGGCCACTGGATCAAGGTCACCACGGACCAGCACGGCAACAAGATCCGCATGCGCTGGTCGGGTCAGGACGCGCGTGTCGTCCTGCCTCACCTCAGCATCAACCCGTGGACGGGCGTCACGATCAGCAAGGAGTACCGAGGATGAAGAGGATCGTCCGTCACGGCCAGAAGGCCCGGCAGGCGGTGCGCGCACTGGAAGACGCGCTGGAGCCCATCGAGGAGGCCCTCTACCAGGCGAAGGAGGCGTACTGGGAGGCCGTCGAGGGCGGCGACGTGGGCGCCATCCGGGCTGCGAAGGCCGCCAAGGTGGAGGCGGCCACCCGCATGGAGGAGACGCGCACCTGGCTGCGCCGGGAAGCCGAGATCGACAAACTCCAGACCCGCACGATCCCGCGCCTGGAGGAGATCCTCGCCGGGCCGATGCTGGTCAAGACGGGCAAGAACGACGCCCGGGAGGATCCGCAGGCCCGCGCCGAGGTGGAGCTCACGCTCGTCGCCGCCCACGCGGAGCTGGAGGCGCTGAACGCGCTCGCCGTACCACTTCGGCGCGAGCTGGCGGCGCTGGGCGGGGTCGTGGTTGGTGATCCGGTGCCGCCGGATCTGCCGCCCGGCAGCGCAGACGTGACCGCGCCGAGCATCACCGTGAAGTCGCGTGCTCGCGCCACTGCCAGGAAGGACAGCTGATGGCATCCGGTGTGTACCTACCGACATTCGAGGACATCCTCGACGCCACCGCGCTGGGCCTCGTCTGGGACGCGGAGGACCACAAGGCAGCGCTCTACAACGCGACCAAGGCGGGCGCGGTCAACTACAACAGCGACACCGCCTACAGCGCGACGAACGAGATCAGCGGGACGGGCTACACGGCTGAGGGCGTCGTCGTCCTCGGTACGGCTTTCACCCGGCCCGGCGCGGGCGTATCGAAGTTCTCGTCGAACGCATTCCAGTGGACCGGCAGCACGTTGTCGGGCGTCAGGTTCATCGACTTCTTCGCCGCCGCCGTCGCCGGTGACCCACTCATGTTCGGCGTCGACCTCGTCACTGCCTATAACACGGCCGACGGGACCCTACTCGTCACGCCGCACTCCAACGGGCTGGTGACGTTCGACCTCACCCCGCCGTAGCCGGCGCCCCCGCCCGTCCCCGCTGACAGTGAAGGAGGTGGGCGGGCATGGCAGTCCGTTTCGACGCCGACGGCGAGGACTACGTCCGCACCGTCACCATCGGATCCACGTCGACGTTCTCCCTGTGCTTCTGGGCGAAGTTGTCCGTTGACCGCAACAACTACTCCACCTTCCTCTGCCTCGACGACGACAGCACCAGCGACCTGCTGGTCATCGGGGCAAGCAGCGACGGCACCACCCTGTTCATATCCACGGAAGCCGCCGCAGAGGACCTCACCGCGCTCACGGTCGGTACCTGGTACTTCGTCGGCGTCAGCGTCAACGCCTCCACCACCATCGTGCGGCTCCGCGCGCAAGGCGCCGGCTCGTTCACCTCGTTCACGCCCCCGCTCGGATCCGGGACGACGGACATCACCCGGCTACGGCTCGGGAATCCGTGTACGGAGCCGAGTGGCTGAACGGCTGCCTGTCCCACGTACGCATCTGGACGGCCGCACTATCCGGCGCCGAGCTGGAAGCCGAGTACACAGCGAACAGCCCCGTTCGCACGTCGAACCTGTTCGCGTTCTACCGGTTCACCACCGCGGGCACCACCGACGACAGCGGCAACGGGCAAACCCTGTCAGGCGGGACCGGCACCTCGACGGAGCCGGGGGCGCTGAACACGGACGCGTCAGTCACCATCGGCCCCGTCGCCGCGACAGCAGCCGTACCCGGGGCGACGGCAACCGTGTCCGCCTCCCCCACCCCGGCCACCGTGGCCGCCACCACGACCGTGCCTACGGCCGCTGTGTCGGCGAGCTCCAGCACCGTCCTCGGCACCGTCCCTGCCACCACCAGCATCCCCGACCCGTCGGTGACGACGGAGAACACCGAGGTCGTCTCACCCACCACCATCGCCGCGACCGCAGACGTCCCGGCGCCGCAACTGGCCGTCAGCTCCAACGCCACCCTCGCCTCCATCGCCGCAGTGGTCGCCCTGTACGCGCCCGCCATCCAGGCAGACGCGCACGTCACCCTCGCGCCGGTCGCGGTGGCCGCCGCCGTACCCGCGATCATGGCGACCGTCCCGGTCCTGCCAGGGGACGCGATCACGCGGCCGGGTCAGATCGAATGGAACGGAACCCTCCTCGGGTCGCTCACCCCGTACTCGTGGCAGCGGCTCGAAGGCTGGATCGACTCCGCACCGTGGATCAGCGGCAACGTCGACAGGCCCGACTCATCCGGAAGCTATCCGGGCCAGCCGTACAGCGGGGAACGCATCATCAACTGGGGCATGCTCATCAAGGCCCCGCGCGACCAGATCGGCCAGGTCGTCCACGACCTGGTGCTCGCCACCGGGCCCGCCCAGACCGAGGATGAGGGCTACTTGGTGGTGTGGGATTTCGACGACCTCCAACCGCGGCTAGTACGCGCCTTCCTGTCCGACCGCAAGCCCGGTCCGATCGACCGCCGCGCACGGCTCGGCCTGATGCACGGCGGCCTCCAATGGACCGCGAGCGACCCCCGCCGGTATGACCCGGTCCGCTCCTCGCTGACCATCGCCAAGGACGTGCATACCAGCATCCTCAACGACGGTAACGACTCGACGCCGGGAGAGTTGCGCTTCCCCGGCCCGGCCACCGGCGTCCAGGTCGAGAACCTGACCAACGACCGGGTGATCGCCTTCGACACCGTCATCGCCGAGGGGCAAACCCTGGTCGTCGAGGTGACGGACGGCAGGGTCTTCATCGGCGAGACGGATCACCTCAACGACCTCGTACCGGGTTCCACCTCGGTCAAGGACTTCGTGTTCGACCCCGGCGCGAACACGCTGCTCTTCACGTGCGACACCGGCGGGACGGCCGGTATGGAGACGTTCTGGCGCCACGCCATCAGCTAAGGGGGTGGAGTCGTGCCGGGAACCGCCACGCCGCGCGCCGCGACCGTCACCCCCGTCACCGGACCGTTCGACCTCGTCGACGCCCCGGCCGGGGTGATGGCCGGTGACACAGTCCTCGCCTTCGTCACCACCAACGGGAGCCTCGACGATGTCGACATCACCGGCGGCCAGCCCTGGACCATCCAGGCCGAGTTCGAGGGCACCCGCCTGTACGCGAGCGTGACCAGCCCCGACAATCCGGGTTCGTACGCGGTCGAGCTCGGTGACGGCGACCGCGGCCTCGTCGGCCTCCTCCACCTGCGCGGCGCCACCCTGTCCGGCATCCTGGCCGTCACCGACTCCGGAGGCATTGCCCCCGAGGCCGGGGTCCCGTGCCCGGCAGCCTCGCCGGGGGTGGCCGCGGGCGTCGAGGTCCGCTACTGCATCGCGGGTAACCCCATCGTGCCCATCACGTTCGCTCCGGAGGGCATGGCCGTCGAGGACCAGGCGCACGACGGTGGCAACACCAGCGCCTTCCTGGGCGCCCGCACGAGCTTGTCCAGCGCCGCGCTGCCGGTCCGCCACATCGACCCCGGATTGGCGGTCGTCGCCGCGTGGGAGGCGTGGACGCTCATCGTCGCCCCGGGCGACTACACCCCGGAGCCGCCGCCGGTGCCCGCCTACGCGGTCAAGGGCCGCGCCCTCTACCGCTACACCGCGCACGACCTGCTCTCCGGGCAGTACATCGACGACATCTACCCGCGCGATCCCGTCTATTCCAAGCGTCTTCGCGAGCCCGGCCGCTTCTCCTGCTCGCTCCCCATCCCGAACACGAGGGTGGCCGCCGCCGTACGGCGGATCATCCCCAAACTCCGGACCGACCTGACCGCCGGCCCCGGCCGGGTCCAGATCCGCATCTGGCGAGACGGCGAGCTGCGCGGCCGGTACTTGCTCACCGGCGCCCGCCTCTCACGCGGCCAGGACGGGAAGATCGCGATCGAGCTTCGCGCCAGCACCTTGGACGCCGTCTGGTTCTCGTTGCGCGTCACCGAGACCCTCGACGGCAGTGACGACGAGCAGATCGACAACGCAAGGTTTGTGCTGGCTCACGGGCTCACCAAGCTCGGCGGGGATCTCGGCATCGTCTACCAGCCTGGCGGCACGGGCGAGGTTCGGCCGCTCCTGATCAAGTCGACTGACGCGACCAGCTACGGCCGGGTCGTGGCCGAGTTCTCCAAGACCGGCAACGGCTTCGAGTACTTCCTCGCCGAGACCGTCGACGAGTCCGGCGACGTCGTTTCGACGTGGGTGTGGGGCGCGCCCAAGATCAGCACGTCCATCCAGCACGTGTTCTCGACCAGCCCGCACGGCGGCGACATCGACTCCTACGGCCTCGACATGGACGCGTTGCGCGGCGGTACAGACTGGCAGGTCCGCGGCGGCACACCACAGGTAGAGGCCCAAGAGACCGCAGTGCCGCTCATGTCCGAGCTCGTCACCACCGCCCACCGGGCAGCAGGCTGGCCCCGCATCGACCACCTCGTCGACCACCCCACCCAGTCGCTCGACCAGGACGAGCTGGACACGCTCGCCGCCTACTACGCCGACGTGGCGGGCGGCGCCCTGTGGGTGCGCACCGTCACCGTCCTGCCCGCGAAGCGCTCGACCCTCACCATGAACAGCCTCGGCGACTACGCGAGGTTGTTGATCACAGACGTGTGGCATGAGCGCGAAGACGGCGGCGCCGGCCTCGACATCTCCGAGCGCATCATCGGCATCGAAGTGCGACCGACCGGCAAAGGCCGGGGTCGCGAAGAAGTCACTCTCACTCTCGAAGCTGTGGAGGTGCCGTGACCGACCAGTACGGGTCCGATCTGGAACGCATCCTGCGCGACATGGAGCGGCGCCTGCAGAAGCTGGAAGCCGACGCCCGGGTGCGGCCCGGCCTGACCATCGACTTCCCGAAGGGGGCGGCGGTGTCGCAGACGGACTTCGACCTCGGCAGCGCCCCCGCCTCGTACAACCAGGCGTACGCGCAGGCGCAGTCCAACGGCATCGCCTTCCTGTTCTTCGACCTGAAGGCGCTCCTGATCTCGCTGCGCGACGGCAACATCATCAACACCTGAACGGAGCCCTCGTGACGCAGCCCGACCCCCTCGGCCCCGTCCAGATCGGAGCGCGGGAGATCTACGACCAGCTCCTCCAGACCGACCGCAAACTCGACAAGATCGACGGCAAGGTCGAGCAGGTCGCCCAGGCGCATGGCGAGCTGGCCAAGGACCTCTCCGACCACGAATCCCGCATCCGCACCCTGGAGAGGGGCCGGTGGCCACTCCCCTCCTTGGCCGCCCTCATCGCGCTCGCCTCGCTGGTGCTCACCCTCATCGCCCTCGTCCGAGGAGGCTGACCATGGCCCGCATGCCCGGCGCCACCTGGATGCCGATCACCGTCAATTACACGCTAGGCGGCCAGCGCGAGGTGCGCGGCGTGGTGCTGCACATCATGGCCGGCACCCTCGGCGGCACCGATTCGTGGTTCCGCAACCGGCAGGCTCAGGCCAGCTCGCATTTCGGCACTGGCCGGTCCGGGCAGCTGCGCCAGTGGGTCGATACCCGCGACAAGGCGTGGACGCAGGGCGACGGCAACTCGCGCTGGATCAGCATCGAGAACGAGGGCCGCGGCGGCGACGAGCTCACCGACGCCCAGCTCGACCGCTGCGCCGAGGTCCTCGCCTGGGCCCACCGCGTCCACGACGTGCCCCTCCAGAGCACCAGCGACCCGAACGGGCGCGGCCTCGGCCACCATTCCATGGGCGGGCAGGCATGGGGCGGACACACGAGCTGCCCGGGGCCGCGGATCATCGCGCAGAAGCGGGAGATCATCGTCCGCGCGAAGCGCATCATCGCGGGCACCCCCGACGACGACCAGCCGCCCGCGTGGCCGGGACGCCTCCTCAAATACCTCACCGGCCGCCCGATGATGCACGGCGCGGACGTGCGCGCCTGGCAGGCCGCGCTCACCCAGGCTGGGTTCAAGACCATGGTCGACGGCTGGTACGGCAAGACCACCGCGGCGAACACGCGCAAGCTCCAACGCCGCGAGGACCTTGCCGTCGACGGCATCGTCGGCCCGAACACCTGGCGCGCTGGCTGGTAGCCGCCGCCTTCAGCTGGGGGTGCGGCTCCGGATGGCCGCTTCGATCCGCAAACCCACGCCCACCAGCGCGCCCATCAGGCAACCACCGATCAACGGCAGCGGCGGATCGCCGCCTTCCATCACGAGTGCGGCGCAGGCGATCACGAGCGCAGCGACAACCGTGGTCGTACCGAACTGTCGCAGATAGTCGAATTCGTCCGAACGGCCTGACGCCTTAGCTGACACGGGCGTTTTCGGCTCTTCAGGCTCACTCACGACCGCGATCATGCCATGTCTCAACAAGGCCCAAAAGGGGCGAATCTCCTGTTGAGATTTCCAGTCGTCCCAGGCCCGTGTGCCTGGGCCATTTCATGTCCCCGAGCACAGGAGAACTCCGTGTTCAAGAAGATCGCACCCATCGCCGCCCTCGCCCTCATCCTCGCCGGCGGGACCGGCCTGGCCGCCGCCTCCGTCACGGCGAAGGAGCCCGCCAAGACATACGGCCTGTGCATCAGCCCGAAGGGCGCCGTGCGCGTCCTGGAAGCCAAGAATCTTCCGAAGAGCCGTCACGGCAAGTGCAAGAGCGGCGAGCGCAAAGTCCTCGTGCCGTCCATCGACGGCGTGCCCCCGGCGTTCAAGATGCCCGCCAAGATGCACTTCACCTTCGAGGGCGTCACCGCGATCTGCACCCGCGGTACCGACGCCGCCGTCGGCGTCCCCGCCTACGCGTGCGCCCGGCCCACCCCCAGCCCGACGCCGACCCCCACCTCCTGACCGTCCTCGGTCGCCCCGCTCCGAGCCTGCTGGCCGGGGCTTCGTCGTCTCCCGAAGGAGGAGGCAATGCATCCTGCCCCCAAGACCCCATTCGCCGTCCGCTACCCGCTGCTCGTCCGGGGCGCGCTCGCCCTGGTCCTCATGGGCCTCGCCCGCCTCGGCATCGCTCTCGGCTGGCTCCCGCCCGAGTGGGAACTCACCGAGAACGGCGTCGAGCAGCTCTTCGACGCGGCCCTGTTCGCCTGGGCCTGGTTCACCAGCCAGCGCAAGGTGACCCCGGTCGCCGACCCGCGCGACGACCGCGGCCGGCAGCTCGTCATCCAGGGCTGGGCCGAGCGCCCCTAACAGCCCAGGCATGCGATCGCCCCCGCTCTCCTTCGGGAGGGCGGGGGCGTTTTCTTGGTGCTACGGGTGCCCTGTCGGTTCAGGAGCCTTCAAAGCGTTGCTGTAGGTGATGAAGTTGCTCGGGTGCCGAATATTGCCACCTCGGAGAGTAAACGCCAGAAGTGGAACCCATCCCTCCTTATGGCCTACTTTCGCTTCCACCGATGCCTGGTAGTCCTGCGCGGCTAGGGGGCCGTCGAATCCGTCGTTCATGCCGAACTGGACGAAGATCTGTTGCCCTTTCCAGCCTTCTATCGAGAAAACCGCCGGGAAATCGAGGAAGTCATCCTCGGAGGGCTTCAGCCGGGTCCTGCTGGTGTGCCAAGGGAGGATGTGAGCCTTCCCGCTGCCGCTAGCCAGCCGAAGCTGTAGATCACGAACAATGATCGGCTTCGGGCCACTGTTGAATAGAACCACTGGAAGCCGGATATGAGCACGCGTTCGCTCGGTCATCGCCCCGAAAGTGGTGGGCTCGAACGACTTGAGCCGTCCTTGCCGCACATGAAGCCACCAGAACGACACCAGCGTAAAGGCCAGAGCGCAGGCTGCAATTATCGCCGCCGATGTGATCCACGGTGCTGAGGACGCGTTCACTGGAGCGACACCTTGGCACCACGTGAAAACACCGAATCATGCAACTCAATGCTGTCGATCTGGGTACCGCGGGGCACATCGAAGACAATGACGCCCATCACCATGTTGCCCGGATTGATCCGCTCGAACAGAAGGTTCGATTCGCGGAGGTAGACGCCGGCCGCACCGTCCGCCTTGTACTCGGCGCCCCCGGCCAGCAGCTTCTGAGACGCTGCGGCGAACGTTGCGGATCGCGAGCCGTTGTTCTGAACCGAGAGGTGGACGAGCACGAATTCGCCTTGGGCGTCCTTGCCGAATCTGACACTGCCGACACGGTCTCTCCGCTCGACCTTGGCCACGACCATGCTGAGATCGCCGTCCCTCACTGCTTCGCCGATGCCTGCCTGCTTCGCCGCTGGCCCGTTGCTGGCCACGACGACCGCCGCGCCAAGGACGCCCAGAACGACCACGGCGGCGCCGATGCAGAAGAGCAGGAAGGCGCGGTTGCTCTTCTTAGGCGGCGCTGGAGGTGGCATGCCGTAGGCGTAGCCGTTGTACTGCGGCGGGTACGGCTGCGGAGTCGGGCCGGCGTGAGTGGGCTGCTGGCCGTAGGGCTGGTAGGACATCAGGGCCTCCGTGGCCGTTGAGACGCGCAAGAGGATAGGCGTTGGGACGCTCTAGATGCGTATGTGGTTGGCGTTGCATGCGTGACCGGTATGGCCAGATGTGGACATTCGACCGAACAGAGTTTCGAGTCGCGGTGTACGCTCGCCTGCATGAACGAGCTCGACCGCGTCGCCCTCGTCTCCGTGCTCCACCCCGTGAGGCACGCGGCCGAGGCCATCAACGAACAGATCTGGATCGCCAAGGGCGACGCCCTCGCACCCGACCTCGCTGAGGCCGAACGCGCGCTCGATGCCCTGGCCGCGGAGGTGGCCCGCGCCCGCACCCTCGTCCAGCGCCTGGGCGGGCACCCGGACGCGTAGTGCGGACGGCCGCGGCCACACTCTTCTCTCCTTGACGACCAGGATGCATCCGGAGACGATCCGCTAGTCGGGAAACTCCGAGAAACACTTACGGGAGATCTGATGGCCCTGCACTTCCTCGGCAAGGAAACGGACGGCGGCAACTCGCCGACCCTGTGGCTCGACGACGAACGCGACGAGTACGTCCTCCAGGGCTGGGAGGTCACCGACCCGGGCAGCCTGGCCGCGATCGGCACCGTCCCCGCGGGCGAGCTCGTGCTCAGGGTCCCGACGGCGCTCATGGGCCACCTGCCGAAGGGCGACGGGTGA